GTAAAATTTCATTTAATCCAAAAGGACTATTTTCTATTGTATTTTTTAAATTCATATCCGAAGTTGCGGCTTGTAAAACACCATTAGCATCTGCTCCTATATCGTTTATTCCATTCATTGCATCTATTCTTGCATTGCCACTAACGTGTAGTTTTTCTGTTGGTACTGAAATATTTATACCAAAATTTCCGTTGCTTATAATACTTACTCTTTCTGCTAAACCACCACCTGCTTGTGAATTAATAAGAATTTTAAAACCACCATTTAAATATGAAGCACCAGGTGCTAAATAATTAAATGCTCTTAAAACAACAGCATTGTCAAAACCATCAGGATGATAACCTTGAAATGATAACTCTCCCGTTCCATCATTTAATTGAACTGCTGAAGGTGAAGCTGGAGTACCTCTTGCTTTTCGAAAAAGAAAATAAGGTGAAGTCCCAGAATTTTCATATAATGAAAATAATCCATTATTTGTACCTCCAACTGTACTTCTTGCTTCCAATAACCCTAAAGGAGATGCCGTGTTTATTCCCAGCCTATTATTAGTATTATCAAAAAATATACCAGAATTATCTTGCGTATATGTTCCACTTGCTCCAGCAAAAACAACTGAACCAGCCGTAAATGCAGTTGATGTGTTTGTTCCCCCATTTGCCACAGGTAAAGTGCCCGTTACTCCAGGTGTTACGTTTGCACTACCATTGAATGAGGCAGTTGATGTTGATGCAAGGTTTGTTTGAAAAGTCCTACTTGTTGTCAAAGTTGCTGCGCTACCTGTTGTATTTTGATTTAAAGTAGGAACATCCGATGCTTGAATAATTCCAGTCCTGCCACTACGGTAATAATTTGTAAGCATCGAAGCCGTGTCGCTTATGTTTAATTTAACCGCAAAGCGAGATACAAGGTTTAGGCTTGCTGTATCCGCTCCAAGTTGCCGCCACTTTCGACCCGTTGCTGAAGCCTTGTAAGTGTAAAGATTTATGTTTACCGTATCAAGTACAAAATAAGCAGCCGTGTCGCTCTTTGCGGTCAATGTGGTATCAGCCGCCACGCCCCGCCAAATAAGCCCATCGGCAGTCGTCTGTTCTCCAAGCGTTATCTTTTGATTGCCATTGCTCGGATACTGTGCCCATGCAAGGAAAGGGACAAGGAAGAGGAAGAGGGGAAGGAGTTGTTTCATGTTTATCTTTTTTTTAGTTTGTTTTTATAAATTTAAAACAAATACTGTAAATTGACCAGAAGCAGGATTTATAGAACCACTACTATAATTGTTAAATCTTATTTTAACTGTATTTGCAGCTGATACCCATGCTGTATAATTAGTATTTGCAGGGGCTGAACCATCTGGAATAGCTAACATTACTGGATGAGAAACAGCCGCTCCTGTATATGCAACTGTTATATCGCTTGAGCTTTGCGCGCTTGTATTTGGAAAATCTAATGTAGCTAACACAAAACCTCCTAAATTCAATGTTCCGCTTGATAAATTTAAACCACTACCTAAAGCTATTTCACCTATAGCATTACTACTATTTACACCAATTATATGAGTTAAGGATGAAGTTGTTGTCATTGTACCTATACTTGCACCGCCCGTTAATGTACTAAATCCTGTAACATTTAAAGCTGAACTACCATTTATATCTCCTGCAAATGTTTTAGCACCTCCAAATGTTTGAGTAGATGCAGTTACTACACCTGTTGTAGATACTCCAGCGTTAGCTATTGTGATATTAGGAGTAGTACCTCCGCTTGATGAAATAGGTAATGAGCCTGTAACGCTTGTTACCGTTCCATTTCCATTACCTGTGCCTGCTCCAATAGCCGTTCTAAAATCCGCTGCACTTAAAGCAGTTACTGTGTTATCAGCGTTAAACCTTGGAAATGTAATGGCCGAAGGATTAATTAAAGTAAACATTGATTGTCCAATAGTTGTACCTCCCAAATCACTACGCATTCCATCGGCTGCCCTTTGGCTAACTGTGTTATCTGCATTATATCGTAAAAAGGATATAGCCCCTAAATCAGCTAATAAAAATGTATTAGCACCTCTCACGGTTGCGCCAAGAGCAGTTCTGGTATCAGCTGCAGTTAAAAGTGTTATTGTTTTATTTGCATTAACTTTTATAAATTTATCACTAACACTATTATCAGCTACTAACAATGCCTTACCAACTGTTGTAACTCCTAAATTAGTCAATGCAGCATCGGCAGTCGTTGCACCTGTACCACCATTTAATAAAGGTAAAGCAGTGCCGCTATATGTCAATGCCAAAGTGCCAGAAGTTGTAACAGGTGAACCACCTACGTTAAATATAGAAGGTGCAGTTAATGCCACACTTGTAACAGTGCCAGAGCCTCCACCGCCTCCGCTGTATTGAGGAATGTTTAAGGTACTACCTATTAAAGTAGCAGCTCCACTTGTTCCTGTTGTAGTAAGTGATATAGTATTTTGTTTACCGTTAAAGGTGTTCCAATCTGTTGAGGAAAGAAATCCATTTGCGCTTGTAGTTGCCTGTGTTATGGATAAAGTCCTATTTGCAGATAAATCTCCTCCACCTTGCAATGGTGCAGTAGTAGATATTGACCTTGTTAATGGTGTGTAAGTTGATGTGGCATTGCTTTGTGTTAAATAAGTTGATGCTGCATCTGTCGTAGTAAGGTAAGTTGAGTTATCATAAGAAATAGTTGTTCCCGTTGCTTTTACAAAGCCTGTGCCATTTATAGCATTTTGTTTATTATTAAATGTAGTCCAATCCGCAGATGTTAAATAACCTGGCACACTTGCCGATGCTGCGTTCATTGATAGTTCTGGAATTGATGTATTATTAGTTATGCTTATCGGAGTGCCTGCGGCTGCCGTAACAGTTGTTACAGTTCCTGCTCCTATAGCAGTACGAAAATTAGCAGCAGATAATGCCGTAACAGAGTTATCAGCGTTGAACCTTGGAAAGGTAATAGCAGAAGGATTTGTTAAGGTAAACATTGATTGCCCTAAAGTTGTGCCGCCTAAACTTGTTCTGCCAGTCGCTGCTACTAAACCTGTGCTTCCACCATCCCATTTTAGTCTATCCGTAAAAGCAGTATTCCAATTCGATGAATTATTTGTAATTGATGTTGTCCATGTTGTGCCTGTGGAAAGGGCAATGCCTGCCTCTGGATAGATTGGATTACCTTGCCCAGAGGAAACAGAGCCGATGCCACTAACTGTGACTAAGGTGTAATTTTCGCCAAGTTTAAAAGATGTAGCTGCTACCTTTACCTTGTTTGTGTCAATAACGGAAAACTGGTCATTTAGTAGTAACTGCCCATTGCGAAAAAGTAAAATAAACTGCCTTAACTGAATAGGAAATTTAGGGAGGATAGTAAATACCAATGTGTCACTTGTAACATTTTCGTATTCCTGTTTAATTATTTTTATCGTATCTCCTCCTATCTCTACTGCCACAATGCTATCTCTTACAAAGTCATAGACTGTGGATGTGTCAACCGTTAGTGTACCGGTTGTTGTTATAGGCCCACCAAGTAATCCGTAACCACTACCTACACTGGTAACTGTGCCACTGCCTCCTGTGTACTGTGGAATGTTTAAAATTGCATCTGTTAAGGTAGCAGCTCCACTTGTGCCAGTAGTGGTAAGTGTTATGTTAGGCTGCTTTGTCGCAAACCTTGTAGTAAGATTTAATAAAGTAGTATCTGTTAACTCCATTAAAACAGATAAGTCTGCGGAGACTGTGCCAGTGGTTGTAATAGGATTTGGTGATACTGTAATGCCAGTGCCTCCAGATATTGAGGTAAGTGATCCGCTGCCACTTCCACCTCCACCACCGCCACGAGGTAAAATGACTGTATAATTTTCACCTATTTTATAAGCAGTCGAACCGATAACAACAGAGGCATTAGTAGGTACAGTGTATTGACTTGGTAAAAGTATTTGACCATTACGATATACTTGTAAAGATGTTGTATCGTTTACTACTAAAGTATCTGTTTGTGTCCAGGTTAAAGTGCTTGATGATACATTTCTAAAATCTTGTCTTGCATAAAATCTGCCGCTTGTGTCTGCGTATGCTTTAGTGGCATAGTTGGCTAACATGGAAGCTGTATCGCTAACTAAAAGTGCTTGCGTAGTATCTCTCCATAATCCACCAGAATAATATAAACTTGCGTTTGCAGAAGGTGAGGTAATGGCAACATCATGAAGCTCATGCAATGCATAACCCGATGCCACACGAATTGAAATCGTACCATTGTTTGACGATGAATTTATACAAAAGCCAATAGGCATATCAATGTTTGGTGCAACTGGCTCAACATCTGTCCAAACACCAGCAGTAGTTGGCGAAGGATAAAGAATAGCACCAGCCGCAAATGTATCAGTGTTAACTTGTCTTATTTTGCCAAAAGAAATAACATAGCCATCCTCACCGTTGCTTAAATCATGTGCCGTTATTCCTAATAGCAATTTTGCATCTATTGTTCCATTTGCTATAAATTTTGATACCAATATTCTACCACTTGCTCCTACTGTACCACTTGCGTAAACAAGGCTATTTTTTGCAATGGTTGAGCCTGTCTGATTCTTAACAAGCCAAAAGTTTTTAAATCCTAATTCATTTGGCACTTGGTCATACATTCCTAACACAACCGTACCTAACTCATAATCCCATCGCATTTTTGCAGTGTCAACATTGTTAGGTGAAACACTTGTATCAAAAAATAAAGAGTCAACAGGCTGCGTAAATGAGCCGCCACCTACTAAAGATGCCCATGCGCCTTGTTTCCAAACATATATACTTCCAGTTACACTATCTAATACTAAATAGGCTTTTACATTCTTATCTGCATAACTTGTAGGCTTAGTTATAGTGTCTGTTGCTAAACCTCTCCAGACCAATCCGTTTCCAGTAGTATTATAACCAAGTCTTTGCTTGTTGCCTGTGATTGGATAGGGAATGGAATCTATGGAGGCATAAGATATTCCTGCTACCAAAAGAAAAGCAATTACAAGTCCTTGCCGTTTGTTGCCTACTTTGTTAATAGCTTTGCCGATAAACTTGCGCCCAATGCCCATTATTAATTCATTCGCTAAAACCTTGGCAATGTTCCCAACGGCTTTTAAAAACTTTCTTTCTTTCTTTGGTGCCTGTATTTGTTCCATATTTATATTATAATAAAAAATATAACGTAATTAGCACCATCATAATGTGTACTTGAATCTATTGTAACACTTGAACCAGATATACTGTATTGAGTATCAATAAGTAATTGTCCATTTTGAAACAATAAAATTTGTTGTTCTATTGATGGTAATACTCCTCCATTTTTTGTAACTGTAAATATTGCAGTATAAGAATTAAGAAATTCTTCTGTAAATACTTTTGTTACACTATTATTTTGTGTAGTTGGTTCGCTATTTGTAGGATTTATAGAACCTGTTCCTGCTACACCTCCAGCACTTCGATTTGATGTTCTACCAGAATCAAAATCCAAACCTCTTAATAAAACTGTTTTTTCAGTATATCCCATTAGCTTTGATCTGTTATTTCTACAAATGTACCATTAACTATATCTGTCTTTAAATCTAATGTAGCGTTTTCCATTATATAGGTAACGCTATTATTTATAATTGCAAGGTGTGGAAACCAAGGATTATCTCTATCAAGTATTTGGAAATTCATTCCGACCATTTTTCTAACCGGAAACAACTGACCTTTTATAATTTCATTAACTAATAATTGATTAATGTTTTTTCCATCTCCTGTATTACCTACTCTCCAACCATCACCATCAGTAACTTGCCATGTATTTGCAGTGTTTTTTACACGTATTGCACCAGGTGAACCAAGCGAAGGCCCATCTCCAAAAAATACACGTTTCTTTACTGAAATACTTGATGTATCATTATTAAAAGAACCAAATACTTTAACATCATTTTGTCCATCTAAATTTCCAGCTGCTAAATGCTCCATAAACAAATTGCCAAGTTCATAGAATTTTAAATAGGATGCTATTAAATCAGTTCCTGTTTCAGTTCTAACTTGACTAATTAAAAATCTTACTCCAACATCTCCACTTTCTGGCATTGTTGGAGATGTCCAATTAACTATTATATTACTTACAGTACCACCAGCAGCAGGCAAAATTGAAGAACCTCCAGGTATTACAAATTTGTAATAGTTAAAAGTAGTTTCCCATGTTTGAGCAGTAAAGGTGTGCTGAAAGCCATTGTAAGTAACATCTCTTTTTAACCAATATTTTACATGATTTATTTTAACGTAATTAATTATTCCGTTAAATGTTCCACTTGGATCAAAGGTTAATTGTTGCGTTGATACACATACTATTCTTTCGTAGTATTCTCCTGTTGCAGTAATGCTATAAGTGTCACCACCCATTTTTAAAACTAATGTACCACTTGTAACTTCAATGCCAAAGCTCACATAATAGGTTGCTCCATTGGTAGGAGTAAAATTAGTATATACTAAATCTCCTGTTGCATTTGTTGCTTTTGCATGACCAAGTGCAGCACCTCCACCATCCGAGAAAGTCCATCCAGAACCAAGTGTCCATGTATTGACTTCTGGTGAACGGTTGGCAGTTAAGAAATCAATCAATGGCACTACAATAGGTCTTAACTCAATAACAAAGCTACCTTCAACAATGTGCGGAGCGATTGTACTACTTCCTACTTGACTATCTCTATATTTCATTATAGAGGTGTAAGTAATTGTTGCCTCATTATTATTATAATCAAGGTCATTAGCAGTAAAAAACTGTGTGTTTAAATTATTAAATATTTTACCAGACAATAAATTAACCGATGCTATATGTTCATATTCAACATCTAAATCTTTTATATGTCCATAATATCCCCATCTGCCACCACTGAATCTTAATAGTTTATTTGAGCCGCTATAATTGTCATTTAATAAAGTAGGTAAAAAACTTGTAGCTTGCTGTAATGTACTTGATAAATAATAGATAAATAATAATACTGGACTATCAAGATACATATTAGGCTGTATCATGTAAAACTTTCTGTCTGAAAAGAAAAATCTCATCCCCAATGGACTCATAATTCTTTTTAAAACATCGTAACATTTCATGTACGTTATATTGTCTTTTGTGTCAACAGTATAAAATACTTTATGATTTACACGCATTCTAAGAAGCGGATCAATAGATGTTGAATAAGTCCAACTATCTTCATGCCAATTAAAGGCAGTAGCTAAAATACCTACACTTGTGCCATATATTTCTTGAACGTATGTAAGTTTTTGTAAACAATTATTTACATGATTTACAATAGTATCATCTCCTTGATAAACATCATAGCCATCTGGCTTATAATCAATTCCTTTTAGCCATCCTATGCCATCAACTGCATTAATAGTGTAGGCATATCCAACTGATAACGGCACATCATCAAATTCTACTAAATCAGCTAATATAAATCCATACCAATAAAAGTTAGGACTATCTGCTGCGTCATGACCAATTAAAGTAATAGTAAATCTACCTTCTGGTGCTACTAAAAAATCATCTAATAAGTCTTGTATTGTTTCTGTATTTATAATAATAGTAAACTTAAAATTACTGGCAATTATAGGAGCATATCTTTCTAAACCATTTTCAACCTCAGACTGCCATGTAATTGCAGCATCAAGCATTTCTACTTCTGTTGTAGCACCGGAAAATACTGTGTCATTTATTGACAAGGTATATTTGCGGCTTTTTTCTGAATAGAATGTAGATGTATATCTTGCTGCCATTATCTTATCCTTGTGTTTACATTTCTTGCTTTCTCCATTATTACTATTAAATCCGCACCGCTGACACGAGTAGATAAAATATATGGAGAACCGCCACCATCTAACATCCCTTTTAACTTTGACAAAGGAGCAATTACTTCCGGATCTACACGACTGTTTTTGTTATCTCCTACCATTGCTATAGTTGGAGCATATGCAAGACCACCTTGTGCAAGTTTAGGTAATCCTATCTTTGAAATTAAACTTGTAAATAATCCCGATGCCAATGCTCCAGCAGCACCAGCAACTGCAACACCGACTGGGCCTAAAGTACCAGCAGGACCTTTTAAAGTATTTGAAACTGCAGCGGCTACACCTTGTTGTATTAATGATTTTATTATACTTAAACCACCTTTTACAACGGCATTAGCAAAATCATTAAATGAACCTATACCTTTTTCAAATTCATTTGCTAAAACTCCGATACCAGATGATATAGCAGAATTGATATTTATAGATGCGTTACCTAATTCATTCATCTTTAATCCTAAAGATTCTATTTCAGTTTTAAAAGCCACAATAGCAGGAATAGGAGGAACGAATTTTGTAGTAGCATCGTTTAATGCTAATGTTGTTTCTTTTAATCTTTCTGCTTCAGCAGTTACGCTACTTAATTTTGTTGGCAATACATCCAATGTTGGAAGCATAGCAGTAATACCTAAAGCTTGTGTAGCTGGTTGTAATGCAGCTGCACCACCGCCTCCACTGCCTGGTGTTGTTGTAGTTGTGGTTGTTGTAGTAGTAGGTTCAGTTGGTGTAACAATAGTACCAGCCTTTTTACTTACGGTAAACAATGAAGCAAGTTTACCTTTTAAACTGTCAACTGTTTGACCTATTGTTTTAAACTCTGTGGCTACTATTCTTTGCTCTTCCTGGTAAGTAGTTAATCCTCTTAAATCAAATAAATTTAATCCTAATGCTTTTTGTAAATAGTCAATATTTTTTAAAACATTAGCTACTCCTTTACCTACAGAGTTTTTAATGTTTATCCATATATTTTTAAATCTATCTGTGAAGGCTTGCCAGTTATCATAAACATATAATGCAATAGCACCAATAGCAGCAATTAAGGCAGTAACTACCAAAATCATTGGATTGGCAGCTAAATAGCTAAATGCTTTACTTATATTCCCTATGGCTGTTACTATTAATTTTGAAGCTCCAGCCAAAGCACCGTATGTGCTTATTAATTTTCCTACTATAAATATAATAGGCCCTATCGATGCAGCTACTAAAGCAGCCTTAACTATAAAGCCTTGGACTTCTGGTGTAAGATTTTTAAATCCATCTACTAAACCTTGAATATATTTACTTAAACTTTCTGCAACCGCTTGTAGATTTAATGATTCATTAATAGCCTTGCCAAATTCTGCTAAAGAAGCCGTTACATTATCTTTTAAATTATCAAATGTATTACCTAATCCACCTTGCGCCCTTTCTAATTTTGCTAATGCAGAGACAGAACGCGTTATAAATTCTTCACTACTTACACCTATTGCCCTTATGCCTTCAGCAGTCACTGTGCCAAATTCTTCTTTCATTACACGGGCAAACTCTGGAAGCCTTTCTTTTATCTGATTAAGGTCTTCTTGTGTAACTTTACCAACCGCGCTGATCTGACTAAGAGCCAATGTAACTCCGCTAAACTGTTCTGCTCCTCCTCCCGATCTTGCTACTGCATTACCAAACTGTGTTATTGTTTCCCTTGCAGCATCGGCACTCATTCCTACGCTCTGCAACGAGGCAGAAGCCTGTACAACTTGAGGCAAGGCAAGACCAGGATTTTCGGCAACAACTCTTAATTTATCTAACTCCTCCTTTGCCCCTTGCGTACTACCCATTATGGCAATCAATCCATTCTCCAGTTTCTCCATGTCGGCAAATGCCTTTAATGAAGCTGCACCAACACCAAGTAAAGGCAGAGTTAATGACTGTGTCATAGTGCTGCCGATGTTCTGCATCTGTGAACCAAACCTTGACATACTACGCTCAACCTTGCCAAGTTCTTTTTCAAGATTACTTACATCAATGCCAAGTTTTAAATTCAGTTTACCTAATGCCATTATTTACTCTTTATCCCATTTGTCAAAAATTGACTTGTCAACTTCTGATAAACTTCTTTTGGTTGGTTTTACGTTATCTGTCTCCCAAGGAAATTCAATCAAATCTTTAGGCTTAATTGATTTGCCTTTTGCCGTATGAACATTTAATAAAAGTGTTGTTTGCCACCTGGCTCTTTCCCACTCAAATTGCTGCTCTATTTCAAATTGATTATTATAACCTTGCATAGCTATAATAACCTCTCTTAGTGTCATCTCATAGTATTGCGGAGGGGAAAATCTTAATACTCCAAAGCAAAAACGCTCAATATAATCAAGAGTTAATTCTGCTCCTCCGCTATCTCGTTTTTTCTTTCCGGATCTTCTGGTACTGAAATCTCATTTGTTATCAGCTCTGTTATCCTGTTTATCCCTCCCTTATCCAAATCTACTAAGTCGCAAAACTTTTCTAAGGTATATGGGCACTTCTCTCCCTTTGCCTTGTAACCTGCCTGTACACCTGCAAAGGCAAGTTCAAGAGCAAATAGGAGGTCTTCGCCAAGTTGGGAGAGGTCGCTAAGTTTTAGATTCCTCTCCCGTAAAAATGTACCTAACACGAACATACCAAACTTAACTGGTATGTCCGCATTAGCTATTTTTATTGTTTTCATGTTAGGTAATTTTTATTATGCTTTTGTTGTCTTCGCGATTGCACCTGTCACCTCAAAAGATGCAGAGTAGCTTGTATTCTCTTCTACTGCAGCATTTAAATCTAATGATGTGCAGATGGCTTGCATTGTAAACACATTATCTCCGCTGACATCGGTAGTAAACTTAATAGTCAATGCTGTGCCCGATATTAAGTCGGTAAAGAGATCATCAAACAAGTAATTAGTAGATGAATCACCAGGCCCTGCGTACAACGCCTCTGTGGACAGTGTGCCAGATAACTGACCCTTCTTTACTTCTCTCCATCCTCCAGCTGCTGAATCCTTTGTTAAGATTTCACGCATGGCTGCGGAGATGTTCATTTGGCAGGATGTAGCATAACCAATAGCAGTGCTATCTTTGTATAACCTCATCAACGTACCGTTAATTATTCCAGTTGTTGCCATTTTATTATTTTTTAGCTTTTGACAAATCTATATTAACATCAATTTTTTCCAATTCATTCTCATCTTGGAAATATTCCATGGGCATTGGCACAGGAATATAAATAGGTTGAGGTGCCTCTTGCACTTGTTTTTCTGGCATCTGCTCCACCACAAAGTCATCATCAAGATGTTCTGCAATGCCATCGGCAACAAGTTGCTTGCCAAAGTCGGAAAGGAATACACCTGTTGCGCCTACTGGCTTGCCGTTCCACGTTTTTATTAATCTTAACTTCATAATTATCGTTTCATTCTTGCCATAAAATCAATACTCATCCAATAAACATTTAAATCAGCATTGTATGCTTGTGAATCAGATGACATATACTTAACTGTCTGCAC